CAAGAAGCTAATCGTAGATATGAACGAGGGATTGTTCCTGGTATGATTATGGATGAACGCTTTGAACGTGTTCGTTTTGGTGAAATCATTGATGAAATTTTTAGTTTGAATGATAGAAATAAAAGTCTAGAATTAATTAAGAAACATAGTAAACTATGGACTAAAATGAAATCAGGAAGTCAAGGACTAAGTGGTAAGAAAACAATTAACGCACTAACAATGTTTAATCAACTGTTTGAAACAGTAGATGAACCAGTCAGTAATCTAACTGATGATGAAGATAGTGATGAACTTATGAATGAAGTTTTAGGAGAATAACATGTCATACTCAGGACGTATTAGAATGTTAGAAGAATCGTATAGGTTAGTTGAAGCGCAAATTTCAAACACAACCGATACAGATAAATTGGCTCAATTGAACGACACAAAAACAAAATATCTTAACCAACTACGTGAATTGCGTAGACTTGAGTATGAAGAAAGACAAATAGTAGATTTTTCAGATGACAGATAATTATATTATTAATACAAATAAACCTAATATATCTTGGGATATTAGTAAAAAAATTTATATCAAAGATAATGTATTAGATAAGGATATTTGTGATAATATAATACAATTTGGTTCTGACAATGTTACTAAAGGTGTGAACAAATATAGTCATTTGTTCGAAATAAGTTTTCATTCTTGTTTGCTTCCTTTGAACCATGAAGTACACGATAAGTTACAAGAAACATGGAAAGAAATTATAAATCATTTAGATATTGATGTTAGTTTTATTGAACCATATGAATTGAAAAGATATACTACTGAAGATTTTTTCGGAAAACATATAGATAATTATTATAGTTTAACCTTAAATCTAGACAGAAAGATAACAATGAGTGTACAATTGTCAGACGATTCAGAATATGAAGATGGTGCTTTCAATGTATTGGGTGTGAAACACAAATTAAAAAAGGGTAGTGTAATTGCATTCCCTAGTTTTTTCCCTCACGAAGTTGAAAAAATCACTTCTGGATCTAGGTGGTCATTGATTGGTTGGGCATGGGGCCCTTATTGGAAATAATAAATGCATAATTCTAATCAAGTTTTTACTTTTCATAACCCTGAAAAACCTTCTAGTATATGTCTAAGCACAGGACAAACTGAAATATTACGTGTAGCAAAAGATGGGTTTTATGTTAGGGGTGTTCGGGTACCTCAAGATGAAAAAGAAGCAGAAAAAGTATATAATGCATTTCATCAATGGCTTACATGGGCAACATTAAATAGGACTTACTAATGGAAATTCAACGAGAACAAGCGTTCATAGAAAAACGAATTCGTATTAAAGATAAAGCAAAAAGAATGATCTGGGTAACCTTTCAAAAAGAAGGTATTCATAAATACCCAGCTGCGGCAGAAGATCCTGCCCTCAAAACAGGAGACATGTATGACGTTTCGTTTCTTGCCTATCCTCACAGGCATATCTTTCACTTTACTGTTGCTATTCAAGTTTGGCATAACGACAGAGATGTGGAATTCATTCAATTCAAAAGATGGCTTGAACAATTGTATTCTAGCGACCAAAATGTATTGTCGCTAGATTATAAAAGCTGCGAAATGATTAGCGATGACCTTTATGAAGAAATTGCTAGTCGTTATCCAGATCGTGATATTGAAATAACAGTATCCGAAGATGGCGAAAACGGAGCCACAATCCGTTATAACACAACTCAACCTTTTCAACAACTAGCTATTTAAAGGAGAAACAAATGGCAAAACCTCAATTTCAATCTAATCCTAAGGTACATCAAATTTTTGACGATCTTGACAAGTATCGTGATTTTTGTGTAGACTATGGATTCAAATTTGATGAGGCAACATTGTATGATATGCGAAATTATGTATATCGACAGCATACAAAACAACTAACTGGTAAACCAGTTAAAGACAATTGGGAAGATATTATTGTACGATGAAAATTGTATTAGTCACTGGTGGATTCGATCCATTACATTCAGGGCACATTGAATATTTTCGTGCTGCTAGACAATTAGGAGATCAACTAATAGTTGGTCTGAACAGTGACGCATGGTTGGCTCGTAAAAAGGGCCAACCTTTTATGCCTCTCACTGAGCGAAGAATTATTGTAGGTAGTCTTAAAGATGTAACTGCTACTGTAATCTATAACGATGACGACAATTCAAGCTGCGGTGCTATTGAAGAACTGTTAAAGCATTGTGGTCCTAACGATGAATTAATATTCGCAAACGGTGGAGACAGAACAAAAGAAAATATTCCAGAAATGCGTATCACTGATCCTAGAGTAAAGTTTGTCTTTAGCGTGGGCGGTGATAATAAAATGAATTCTAGTAGTTGGATTCTACGTGAATGGAAGAATCCTAAAACAGAACGTCAGTGGGGATATTATCGTGTATTGCATGATGTTCCTGGATGTAAAGTTAAAGAGCTTACTGTAGAACCTGGCAAAAGTTTAAGTATGCAACGACATTTTAAACGTAATGAGTTTTGGTTAGTGAGTGAGGGAGCATGTCAGTTAATATCTACTACTAATAATGGGTACGGACTGCCTGTTGTAAATTTAGACAAACATGATAACGTGTTTATACCAGTAGGAGACTGGCATAAACTATCAAATCCATATCAAGAACCATGTCGTATTGTTGAAATACAATATGGAACTGAATGCGTTGAGGAAGATATTGAAAGAAAACAATGAGAACACTTTATTACATGGGCCTTGAGCCTTATAAAGCAAGATATACACTGCAACTAACAGAGTGGAATGAGCGTGTATTCAAACGTAGGGGCATCAACTATGTTAATGTTCCTGGAGAAACACTAACTAGTGATCAAAATATTGTTACTGGTCAAGTGCTTGACGCACATGGTCGTAGTTATTTTAGTATGAGTCAGTTAATGAATCTTATTAAATTAATGAAAGAGGGAAAAGTAACAAGTGAAGATGTTATATACTTTGAAGATATGTTTCAGCCAGGCATAGAATCATTGCCTTATATAATCAAACAAATTGATATAATCAATAGACCTAAAATTTTTGTTCGTTGTCTAGCTCAAAGTATTGATCCTGATGATTTTGTTCATGTTTGGGACATGCAACATTTTATGGGAGCATACGAATTTATGGTTGATTCATTTGTAGATGGAGTATTAGCTACAAATGAAGAAATGGTTATGCATATGAAGATTGCAGGATGGCAAGCTCCTATCTATAACATCAGTGGATTAGCATTTGGTAAAGATGAAGTGCGTGAACGAGTTAATAACAATATTACTCCATTTACTGAACGCAACCATCGTGTGGTGTTTTCAGCACGTTGGGATCAAGAAAAACAGCCCGATTTTTACATGGACTTAATTGATGCATGGAATAAACGTCATCCAAATACATATGTAGAATTCTGTATTTGTAGTGGTGCTAAATTACGTAGTAATAATCATAGCTATATGGCTCGCACACAAAAAATGATAGCTGAAGGCAAACTAAAATTATACGAAGATTTGAATAAAAATGACTACTACAACATCGTTAATAATTCTAGGGTTGTGTTTAATTGTGCTTTACAAGACTGGGTCAGTAACACAGTTTCCGAGGCTGACAGTCTTGGCTGCAATGTTCTTTATCCTGCCTATCGTAGCTTTCCCGAAACTTTTGCAAATGACCCAGAACGTCTTTACATCCCTTGGTCATTAGAAGATGCTATGGATAAACTTGAAAAGTTACTAGAAAAGCCACATGATAACATGGGTAAAATTAGTGACTACACTGATAAAACGATAGATAGAATATGTGATATTCTTGAAGGCAAGGGTGAGCAGTATTTGCGTATGTCTACTGATTACAGAAAACACACAAGAGAGGCAAAATATTAATGCGTATTGAAGATGATATTAAATTAGACTTTAAGGATGTACTTATTCGTCCTAAGCGTAGCACTTTGAGTAGTCGCAAAGAAGTTGATTTAGTTCGTACATATAAATTTAAACATAGTAATATTGAATGGTCTGGTGTGCCTATTATGGCAGCAAACATGGATGGTGTAGGAACATTGGAAATGACACACGCCTTATATCAGCACCGTATGTTTACATGTTTAACTAAATCCTATACCGAAGACCAACTACATGATACTGTTACAAGTATAGGTGGTGATTATTTTGCAATCAGCACTGGCACAAGCACTAGTGACTTTCAAAGATTATCACGAATAATCAATGCGTATCCAGAAATACAGTTTATCTGTATTGATGTAGCCAATGGTTATAGTGAACGATTTGGTGATTACGTTGAAGATGTGCGTGATGCATGGCCTGATAAAACTATCATTGCAGGGAATGTTGTCACAGCGGACATGACACAAGAACTTATTTTAAGAGGAGCTGATATTGTCAAAGTTGGAATCGGACCGGGATCGGTATGTACGACTCGGGTACAAACTGGGGTTGGCTACCCGCAACTTTCTGCGATTATTGAATGCAGTGATGCGGCGCATGGCCTCGGTGCCCATATTATTGCTGATGGGGGCTGCACTTGCCCAGGCGATGTGGCTAAAGCATTTGGGGCAGGCGCAGATTTTGTCATGCTTGGCGGGATGTTAGCAGGACATGACGAAGGTGGCGGAGAAGTTATTAGTGAAGATGGAAAAAATCCTAGAGTTGTGTTCTATGGAATGAGTAGTGATACTGCTATGGATAAACATCATGGTGGAGTAGCTGATTATCGTAGTAGTGAAGGTAGGACTGTAGAAATTAAATATCGTGGTCCTGTTAAAAATACTGTTTTAGATTTATTAGGTGGTATAAGAAGTACATGCACTTATGTTGGAGCACCTTCGTTAAAACAGTTAAGTAAATGCACAACATTTATTCGTGTTAATCGTCAAATTAATGACGTATTTTTAAAGTGAGGATATTATGGCAAGAAAGAAAAAAGTTGAAGTAACAGTAGATGGTCATGGCGATGTACATGAGTACACTGTAACAAAGGGTAGCCATCTAACAGTTTATACATATAAAGATGGAAGCACTAAATTAGAATGGGATGATGAAGCGTTAGCACGTGATGTAAGAGAAGCGATTGCTGGTGTAGAAAATAAACCCAAACAGAAAATCTTAAATTCCGTAGAAGAATCTACTGAAGCAATTGAGAAGGCAAAAAAGTCTGCCAAGAAAACAGTTAAAAAGGAGAAAAAATGACTGCACATAATGACATAAACACACACTTACAGGCATACTTAGCAGAAAGTGAAAAGTTTGAGAAGGGCAATAACGCTGCCGGTACACGTGCCCGCAAGGCATTAGCTGAACTTGCTAAAGCAGTTAAAGCCCGTAGAAACGAAATTACTGATACTAAAAACGCACGTAAAGAATCAAAGGCATAAATATTTTTCTATGACGCCTAACGGGTCATAGAAAAATCTTGCTTATTAAAGGAGAAAAAATATGTTACAACCTATACATGACCGCATTTTGGTTAAACCATCAAATCCTGAAACAGTTACAACTTCAGGTATTGTTATTCCCGATAACGCACAAGAAAAACCAAGCAAAGGAACTGTTATTAAGACGGGCAAAGGCCGCCGTCTTGAAAACGGAACTCTTGTAAGTTTGGAAGTAAAAGAAAATGATGTTGTACTATATGGCAAATATAGCGGACAACAAATTAAAATTGGTACTGAAGAATATGTCGTTCTTAAAGAAGAAGATATATTAGGCGTCATCAACGAATAAGGAGACACACATGACAGCAAAACAAGTTACATTCGGCGCAGACAGCCGTACAAAATTAGTAGAAGGTGTAAACATTCTTGCTAACGCAGTTAAAGTCACACTAGGCCCTAAAGGTCGCAATGTAGTTATTGAAAAGAGTTTTGGTAGTCCAGTAGTAACCAAAGACGGTGTTACTGTTGCTAAAGAAATTGAACTTGAAGATAAACTACAAAACATGGGAGCACAAATGGTTAAAGAAGTTGCATCAAAGACTGCTGATAAAGCAGGTGATGGTACAACTACAGCAACAGTTCTTGCTCAAAGTATAGTAAGAGAAGGTGTTAAGTATGTTACCGCAGGTATGAATCCTATGGATCTAAAACGTGGTATCGATAAAGCAGTACATGCTGCTGTTATTCAACTTGAGAAAATTTCTAAGCCTTGCGATACAAGTAAAGAAATTACACAAGTTGCAAGCATTAGCGCAAATAGTGATGAAAGCATTGGTCGCATTATTAGTGATGCAATGGAACGTGTTGGTAAAGATGGTGTTATCACTGTTGAAGATGGCAAAGGTCTACAAAACGAATTAGAAGTTGTAGAGGGTATGCAATTTGACCGTGGTTATCTAAGTCCATACTTCATCAATAATGCTGAAAAGCAAGAAGCTAACTTAGATGATCCTTACATTCTAATTACTGATAAGAAAGTTGCAAACATTCGTGACTTACTACCAGTATTAGAAGGTGTTGCAAAACAAGGCAAACCATTGCTTATCATTGCAGAAGATGTAGAGGGCGAAGCATTAGCAACCTTAGTTGTTAATACAATGCGTGGTATACTACGTACTGTTGCAGTTAAAGCTCCAGGCTTCGGTGACCGTCGTAAGGCAATGTTAGAAGATATTGCTATCTTGACTAAAGGCACAGTCATTAGTGAAGAAGTTGGATTACAACTAGAAAAAGCTACACTAGAACATTTAGGTCGTGCCAATCGTGTCGAAGTAAACAAAGACAACACTATTGTTATCGGTGGTCATGGTTCTACGGATAGTATTCAAAATCGTGTGAAGGCACTCCGTACACAAATCGAAGAAGCTACAAGCGATTATGATAAAGAAAAACTACAAGAACGTGTTGCTAAACTAGCAGGCGGTGTTGCAGTTATCAAAGTCGGTGCTGCTACTGAAACTGAAATGAAGGAAAAGAAGGATCGTATTGACGATGCACTTCATGCTACACGTGCAGCGGTTGAAGAAGGTATTGTTGCTGGTGGCGGTGTCGCATTAATTCGTGCTAAACAAGCTATTAGCAATCTACGTGGTTCTAATCCAGATCAAGACGCAGGTATCCGTATTATTCTACGTGCTATGGAAGAACCATTGCGTACAATCGTAAGCAATGCTGGTGACAGTGCAGACGTTGTATTGAACAAAGTTGCCGAAGGCGTAGAAAACTTTGGTTACAATGCAAGCAATGGTGGTTATGGTAACATGGTAGATATGGGTGTTATTGACCCAACTAAAGTTACTAAAACTGCATTAGTTAATGCAGCAAGCGTTGCTGGTTTGTTGTTGACAACAGATTGTGCAATATATCAAGTTCCTGAAAAGGAAAAAGGTGGTATTCACACTCCACCGTTGGATGTGATGTAATATAAAAGGGGGAGTTTAATCTCCCCTTTTTTGTTGCATTAATGCATCAAATGATAAATAATAACGTAACACAAAGGTTACAAAAATCAATTTTCATATCCGCGTAAGGAAGGATTCTATGAGTTATAATAAAACAAAAACTGACCCAGAGTTGGGTCAAAAAGTACACGAACATTTAGTTAAAATGGGAGTTGAAACTCCTACATTTAAAACTGCACTTGATCGTAAAGATAAGATAGAACTTATTGAAAAAGACTTTGCACACATTATGCAAGTGCTTGGTCTTGATTTAGATGATGACAGTCTTATGGAAACACCTAAACGTGTTGCTAAGATGTACGTCAACGAAATCTTTTGGGGTTTAGATTATGAAGCATTTCCAAAGTGTACGACTGTCGATAACAAGATGCGTTACAATGAAATGGTCGTTGAACGCAACGTTAGTGTCCAGAGCAATTGCGAACATCACTTTGTTGTTATTGATGGTCTCGCTACTGTGGCATATGTTCCTAAACAGAAAGTCCTCGGACTATCAAAAATTAACCGTATTGTTGAGTATTTCAGTAAGCGCCCTCAGATCCAAGAAAGACTTACCGAACAAATCTTCCATACTCTCCAGTTTATATTGGAGACTGAAGATGTTGCGGTAATGATTGATGCACAACACTATTGTGTAAAGTCTCGTGGTGTAGAAGATACAGGCTCAAGCACAGTTACTTGTCGTTTAGGTGGTGGGTTTAAAACTGATCCGGCGGCACGTGCTGAGTTTTTAAATATTGCTAGACAAGGTTGCAGATAATGAAATGTAATGTATGCAATAAAGAATATAGCCCACAATGTGAATATAGACAGGGTAGATGTCCACATCACAAGCCTATGATAGAGGACTTTTTAAATAATAATCATAAGGCAAGATACCTTAATTTGTTTAGAGCAATTAAAAACTTTTTTAGAAAAAAATGATATTCAATAAAATACGTCAATTAAAAAACGAAGGTAAAAAGATAGGCATTACTTTCAGCACATTTGACTTACTACATGCAGGGCATATTGCTATGCTTAGTGAAGCAAAGAATCATTGTGATTATTTGATTTGTGGATTACAAACTGATCCCACAATTGATAGACCGGACACAAAAAACAAACCTGTACAAAGTATAGTAGAAAGGCAAATCCAACTTTCATCATGCAGATTTGTAGATGAGGTTGTTGTGTATTCAACCGAACAAGATTTAATAGATTTACTTTTAATATTACCTATAAATGTTAGGATACTAGGTGTTGAATACGAAAATAAAGATTTTACTGGTAAAAAAGAAGGAATCAATAAAGGAATAGAACACGTGTTTAATAGTCGTGACCATAGTTTCAGTAGTTCTAGTTTGCGTAAGCGTGTTGCTGAAGCAGAGAATAATAAAACAAAATGGTAAATAAAGATAGCGGTCTTTGGCATCATCCCGCTTTATAAATTCTGCTGTCATCAAACTTGCTACTTTTATAAAGGAGACTAGAGATTGCAAAATCATCAACCGCTGATTTAATCAGACACTTAGAAGACAACCTTCCTTACATAG